GGCAAACGTGCCGGACAGGTCTTCGGTTAGGTGCTGTAGTTTTTCCTCTTCGGTGTAGAACGTATCGTAGAAACTACCCAGCGATGCGTTCAGGTTGTCGGCACCGCCCATTAGTTGCGCCATGCCATCGGCGGCGCGCATGGCTCCGGCGGCGTTGGCGTCGAACTGCAGGTTTAGGCGGGCGCTACTGGCATCCAGCAGTTGCATGGCGTTAGCGGCTTGCACTACGCGACCGGTGATTTGCTCGGCATCCAGCCCAAGCCCGCGCAGAGACGCGGAAAAATCACCGTCTAACACATCGACCACGGCAAGCGTGCGAGTAGCCAGCTGGTCCGCGATCCCGGCGGCGTCGCCTGCGTTTAAGCGCACAGCCTGAGCGGCGCTGGCCATGGCCTGCGTTTTCTCTGCGCCGTTGTCTAGGTTGGCGGCTGCCCCCACCATGGCGTTATCTAGCGCGGTGATGCCGTCTAAAAACGCCTTGGCGTTATCAAAGCCGTCGAACTGCTCTTCTAAGCGGGCGGTGCCTGCATCCGCAAAGCCCACGGTGCCCAACGCACCACGGCTGTAAACGCCCTCCCCGTAGTTTTCAAATAAACCATGCCGGGTGGGGTCTACGTCCTGACCTACGGTGGTTAGCTCGAATTTGGGGGCGGTTTTGCGGCCACCGATGCCAATAGCATCTAGCGCACTGCCGATCACCGTACCGCCAATCGGCATGAACTGACTCAGGAACTGAGAACTGCGGCCATCGGTACGGATGCCTAGCGCATCATACGCGCCCACATTTTTCAGCAGGCTATCGCCAGCGGATGCCGCCGCGTAAATGGCTAGGGCTGGTCCAGCGGCGGCCATCATGCTGGATAAGCCACCTGCGCTACTGCTCAACCCGCCAGTTAGCGCGTTGCCATACAAGCCACCCTGCGCGGCACCCGTTGCTGCCGAGCTGTACAGCCCGCCCGCTGCCGCCGTGCTACCACCACCAAACCACCCGCTTACGGTATCCCAGCCGTTTTTGAGCGAGCCTAGCGAGCCAAGGTTAAAGCCGCCACCCCCGCCGGGCATGCCGGTGGTGTCTAGCCCCATCATGCCCGCGACTTCAAACGTCAGTTTTTGCGTGGTGAGCATGTGGGCGATTTCTGCCAGCGTTTGCTGGAAGCCCCGCTTCACAGTATCGAGCGCGCTTTCAGAACCATCGATCAAGCCTAGCCACAGACCTTGGCCGGAATCATCAATACGGCGCAGCGTGTTATCCGCGACGGTTTCCCAGCTGAGGAAGCTGTTGGCGATGCGCTGGCTGGCATCCTCAGAGGCGTTAGCGGTGTTTTCTGTTTCCCGCTGTGCGGCCTGAAACGTCTCTTGCAACATGCCCATGGCCTGCATGTACTGCACGGTGGTCATGCGGCCCGTGGCCAGGGCGAGGTTCAGCACGCCCACATCCTGCGCGTACTGCCGTGCGGCGCGGCGGTTGGGCTGGATGCGGTCTAGCAGGTTTTCGTTGCTGTTGGCGAGGCTGGTGGTTTCTTTGGCGGCGCCATTGACAGCTTTGGCTTGAGCGCCTATTTCATCCGTCAGCCGTTCGGCAGTAACTACCATGTCGTCCATGACAGCTATGCCGCCTAGTTCAGCGCTGGTCAACTCCTCACGCCTGGCCCGGTGTTCCTCAATTGAGGCAGTAAGTGCGTTAATCTTGTTGCGCTGTTCTTCAAGACGCTGCTCGGTTTGACGCTCAAGAGTACGTTGGTCGGCAGCCATGCCTTGGCCGTACATTCTAGGGGCTTCACGTAACCGCTCTAACTGCGCAAACGTCTCTTGCGCCTGCATGCTGACGGTCTTTAAGTCATGAACTAGAACTTCCAGGCGATTACCGACAGCGGCTCGATCAAGGTCGCCCATTCCATCGCGCAGGTCGTCCAAAAACTCTTCGGTCGTTTTCGTGGCGCGCTGAGTAATCCCTAGTTCTTCGCGAAAGTAGATGATAGCGCCGGCAGCAAGAACAGCAGCGCCCACAGGTCCACCTACTAAAGCAAATGCCCCCGCAACACCTCGGGTGGCAATCCCAAGCGCAACCTGCGAGGCCGCAGCTGTTCCGCTAACGCCCGCCATACGCGCCAGCGCAGCTTGGTATGCAATGGATTGCTGAGTAGCCGCCAGCTTTGCAGCGGTGGCAATCGCAAACGCACCCGCGTAGCGGCCTGCCAGCAGTGCGGCAAGCACTTGAGCGCCATCAGTGAGGTGGCCAACCACCACTTCTGCGCCGCCAATTTCTTGAATAAACGCATTGACGCTTTGTAGTCCTGCCGTCATCGCAGGCACCAACTCAGAAAGCAACGTCTGGCTGACACCCTGCGCGGCAAACTTGAGCTTATCCACCTCATCGTTATAGGTGGCCATGGCGTTAGCAGTGTCTTGGCTGATCGTTAGGCCCAGGGCGTCTGCCTCGGCACGCATCGCGGCCATGGCATCGGTACCCTGGTTAACGATCTGCACCAGTTTCACGCCTTCACTATCCCAAAGCTGCTGGGCTAGGCGCACGCGCTCACTGCTGCTTTCAACGCCCTGCATGGCTTCGGCTATGCGTTCAAACTGGTCTTCCGGCGCCAGCTGGTTCAGCTCTTTAGCGCTGAGATTTAGCCTGTCTAACGCTGCCACTGCCACGCCGGTGCCGTCTGCCGCTTCGGCAATGCGCCGGGTTTGGCGCTGCCATGCGGTCGTTAGCTGCCCGAACTCTACGCCGCTCAACTTTGCGACGTAGTTGTACTGGCTAAGCGCCTCGGTGCTGGCACCAATACGTAGGTTGGTTTTCTGTAGCTGGTCGGCCCAGTTGATCTGGTTTTGTAGCGAGTTAGCGGCAAACATGCCCGCAATGATGCCCGCAATGGGCGCAGCGGCACGGCGCAACACCTGCAGTTCTCGGCTAGTGCCGTTGATGTTTTGGGTGAACTGCTTGCTACGGCGCCCACCACGATCAAACCCCTGGTTGAGCTTGCCCAGCTCGTTATCCGTGGCCTTAATGGCCCGAATACCACCGCTGGCATCGCCAGTAATGATTAAGCCGGTTTTGTAGTTCTGGGCCATGGGCCACCTCAAATTGCGGGCACAAAAAAGCCCGCCGAGGCGGGCCTGTTAAATTTCGGGCATTAAAAAACCCGCACGGTGGCGGGTTTTGCTTACTTCATCGTCGGCTTACAACCGAGCGCCGCAGTTATCACACGTTGAGCGCTGGTCAGACACTTCAGCTTGGCAGCTTTTGCACGCGACCCTGCCGCCCGTTATGGGCGCGGCCTCTTTGCTGGCTTCCTTCGAGTCACGAACCGCAGAGATCAAAAATAGGCATGACGCAACAGCGACCACTACGGCCATTAAACTGCCAAATATAACAATATGCAGCCCATAAAGGGCGGCCAGTGCTGCCGCAACGCCAATCAGCCACGGTGCCAAGATGACAGCGATGATTACCAAAACTACTAATATTAAAATCTGAACCATTTTGCCCACCATGATTGCTTGTTAGTTGCAGCAAGGTCGCTCAGGCATGACTGCTCATCTACCCGCCTACCCTCGTGATCAACTTCGACAATGTCGCCGCACCCTTCGCAAAGCATTGTGGTGGTTTCGCCCTTTCTGCATAACCCGCCTGCGTACTTGGCTGTTTCTGGCCCTAAGTAGCTTATTGAGCACTCTCTGCAATATTCAGCCACGACAAATTCCCCGTTGAGTCACCCCAACAGGGAACGTACCGCAGTTGATTAAGTTTGGCTAGGCTTTAACGAGCCAAGGTACTCTGCAAGCAGCCAGTGGTTTTGGCGAGCGAGCCGACGAAGTTTTCAATGTGCGCCAGTTTTTCCTCTGCTTTTCGCTTCTGGATGCCGCGTGTTTGGCAGAGGTGCGTGAGCGCTTTTAGCTCTTCTTGGATGCCTGCCACGCTACCCACTTGCAGGGTGGCCCCGGTGCGGGCGGCTTCCAGCAGTTGCTTAATCAGGCGGCGAATGTCGGAGTAGTACATGGCATCCATGCCTACCAAGTGGTGCTCTTGCCATTCGTTCCATGGCCGCGTGATCGGGTAGTCGATGCTTTCTACCGTAGGTGCAGGCAGCGCTTGTTTACCCAGGTACTCACCTTCCAGCGCCATGCGGTGAACGTACTCGACGGCTTCCGGCAGTTGCTCGGGGGTTAGCTCGTCAATGTGCTCCACGTTGAACCGGTGGTGCACCAGGGAGTAGGCGGCGCTGTGCATTAGGCCGCGCTTGGTGGTCAACATGGTGACCGCTGCGCGAAGGCCTGCGCGCTCGTCGGGTGTGACGGTGCGCGGCTTTACGGCTTGGCCTTTTTGCCAGTAGTTGCTTAGAACTTCAAAACACTCTTCTTGGTACTCCACCAACTTGTCTCGCACTTCTGGCTTTACGCGTGAAGCATCTACACCGAATAGCCAACCGTTTAGCTTGGTCAGCGGCAGGGTTAACACCTTCTGAAGCCCGCCTTTTGAAGGTGCGGTTATGATAACCGCACCTTTGGCGAGCACTGGATTTCTCTTGATCCTTTGACGCTGGCCGTGCCACTCCAGGCCAATCGAATCACAGATCGGCTTCATTGCAACACGAATAATCCCGGCAACGTTAAACGTGGGGATGCTTGCGCCATGAAAATTGATAGATACGGGTGAAGCGGTAAATGCTGTCATGGTGAGACTCCTTTTGCTTGGCAAAGAGTCCGCCACCAACCTTCCTACAGAATGGAGGCGAACCGTACGCGGGGTAGGAAGACCGGAGCAAAAGGTAACCCGGCACACCCGAAGGTGTCCCACGCACGGCCCGCCATAACGGGCACAAAAAAAGCGCCTTTGGGCGCTGTGCGCCTTTTGCTTCGTCGGGTTCCTACGCCCGAGCCACTGATTTTGCAGCGGCAAGGGAATGTTGGCCCAACTCGGCGCAGGCGTCAAGCTGCCTGTTCATTATGGTGGCGTTGCGGGCGCTTCCCAAGGGGTGCGGTGGGCCTGTTTGGAATTACAGGGGTAGCGGCAACTGCACTCTTTCGCGCCAATATGCCACTTCAGCCTGCAGTCCAGGCTTTTCCCACCGTCGACGAGCAAGCCCTCGGCCATACTCACTGCCTAAAGAGTGGCTTTTGTTTTCTCGCTCTTCAGCTTCCTGCAGGCGCTGAAGATCGCTAGGCGAAGATCTCAGTAGCGCATCGATTCTAAGGTCACACCACACCGCAAAGTCATCATCCAGCCAGCGAGCAAAGGCAACTGCTAGTTTTGGATGCAGCCAGGTGCCCTGTTTTGGACCACCCCTTTGAGTCCTCACAAGACCGATGCCGGATTTTCCGTCATCGGTCTTACCTAGCGCTTTTGCAAGCGCAGCCATATAACTTTGAGAGGCTGGCAGCTCCAGCCAATGTGAAGGCCGTTTATCGAAACGCTTGGCAATCTCTGTCGCATTAATCCAGCCCTCGACACTAAAGCTAACAACCTCTCCCTGATACCTGATCGGAATAACGTTACTCATGGTGCGATCCTTCCGGTGATGAGCCATGTCCACCGGGCGTCAGCAGTCCACAGAGTCAGCACCAACTGCTGGCCCCATGACCCATCCCGGAAGGCTCTGTGTGTCAGCGGCGGTGGATGCCGCGCATAAAAAAGCCCCAGCGGTTGCTAGGGCGTGATACTTGTTTCGTAGTGCTGCAAAAGCGCGACTACCTGTAACTGGTGACGTGATTCAATGGCCTGTGTTATTTGCTGCCGCTCTTCGCTTTCGTCTATCGGGTTGTCGTTCAGCGCGGCGAGCGCCCCCGCTTCGATGTGCTGGATCTGCGCCAGCAGCGCGTCTTGCTCGTCATAATCCAAGCGGGCGTATTTTGGATGGCCGTAGAGGGCGGTGTAGTCGATGCCCTGGTGGTGGGCGCCGCCCATGCCTGCAACCACGCGCCACTGGGTGCGCATGGCGAGAAACAGTTCCAGCGCTGGCCAGTGTTCTTCCCAGACCTCAAACACGTCAGGCTCTTTAGGACGGGCGGTGTGCTCAATCCCCCAGGCTTTGGCGTCTTCCTCGGTTTGGTCTTTAACCTTTGATCTTCCGCCCGCCCAATACTGGCCAGCGCCGCTTAGTTTTTTGCCGCGGCCTGGCTACGGCCTTCTTGTGCGGCGAACCAAGAAAGAATCAGCGGGCGGCGAATGTAGGTGGTTTGCATGAGTTGTTCTACCAGCTCTTTGTTGAACGGCATGTCGTTGCCGTTTTCATCCTTGATGCCGCTCACGCCTTCCAGATCGTCTAACAGCTCTTCGTCTTTTTTCTTGCCTGCTTGCTGGGCTTCTACGGTTTTGCGGTAGGTATCCCAATCGTGCAGCTTCCACGTGGCTTGGATGGTGGAGGGCTTCTCTTCGCCCGGTACATGAACAGGTACATCAACGGTCGTGGTGGGGATCTTCTTAAGCACTAATGACATGGTGTTTTCCTTTGATTGATGCAAATAAGAACGCCGCTCAACGAGCGGCGTGGTTGCGGGCTGAGTGGTTAGCGGAAGATCAACGAGAAGTCGCCGTCATCGTTGCCATTAGGCAGCAGGCGCAGATCCATTTGGTAGTGCGTAATGCCATCGGAGTCACTTTCTTGCGGCGCTGATAACTGAGCGCGCGGGAACACCATTTCGACGATGTTGCCCTCTTCGGTGCCGTGGATGAACGACATGGCCGATAGCTCAATTTTCTCGTGCGATTCGATCTTCGGGAAAATGTTGTATTCATCGATGCGCGGCGCTTCGATGTTGATCTGGCCACTTGCCCGGCGATCCGTTACATGGATGCCTTCATAATTCACTAGGTGGCGATGCACGACAGTGTTGCCAATATCAAACGAACACGACTGCATGCGCGCCAAGAAGCCATCCATAGTAAACGAGCTGTTCATCTTGTTGACCGGCACTTCCTTGGCTTGCGGCGCCAGCGTGCCAGCCGTGGCCGGGGCAGTGGTAGGCCGCTGATACAAGCCCATCACATCAAACTGGATGTAGGGGTAGGCCTTGGCATCGCTTGAGCGGGTCCATGTGCCACGCACACCGGGCATGACTTGCAGCTCACCATCTGCCCACCAGAGCAACGAGACCGATTCCATGCTTTCGGATACCGGTTCATACACCACTTTTTCGTCGCCAACCGTTTCGTCGATGGTTTCGCTCATCGCACAGCAACGCAGGAGCAGGCTAAATGAGGGCGGCACGCCTTTGGTGCCTGAGCCTGAATACGGCACGCGGATCTGGCGAGAGGTACGCGGCGCGGTATTGGTCTGTTCAAAGGCACCAAAGCCTTGGCGGACGCGTTCTCGTTCTACGGTGTCACCTTCGTAGAAGCCTGCCGCTTCACGCGTGACCACTTCAATCAGTGTGGCCTCAGAGAGATCGGTTGGTGTTACGCCATACTCGGCTTCAGCAACAACCGCGACGATCAGGCGGCGCCATAATTTCCCTTCACTCATTGCCGGTTACCTCTTGCTTGGCCGCTGCCTTAGCGGGCTTGGGTGCTGCCGTTTCCGTTTTCGCCGGGGTGGCGGGTGTTGGTTCGGGCGCTTTCGCGTACTCAGTGGGCGTTGGCTTGGTGCGGTGCTCTAGCACTCGCTTGCCGTTACGGATGACGTAGCGGCCTCCTGCATTGGGCATGGGGTTTCCTCCAGGCGTAAAAAAACCCGCACGCGGCGGGGTATGGGGTGGTGGTTGGGTTAGCTACGAATGAGGCGGTCGTAGCGGTAGAGCTCGCGCCAGTAGACGTGGCTGCCGGAGACCGCCACGCGCTGCCCGCCTGCGTATTCCAGCGGGGCGACGGCATCCGCCGGGTTCTCTAAGCCCAGCAGGGCCGCTTCAATGGCGCGGCGCTGCGCATCCACTTCGGCCTGCTCGGCCACCAGCACCACGGCGATGTGCTCGGTCACGGTTTGTCGCACGTTCATGGTGCCTAGCCCGTTGGGCGTGGCGTCGGCTTGTACCGGATGGACAAACGCGGCGGGCAACACCGGAGCGGCCATCGCCATGCTGGTGGCTTGCAGCTCGAAGTGGGCGCGGTATTGGTTTTGGTCGAACTCGTAGTCGGTGGCCGCGTCGGTGATCTCCCACGCGTCGCTGCCGCTTTGTGCCGCAACGCGCTCGATGAGCTGGGTGCTCATTGTGCGCAGTGGGTCAAACGTGGGTGAACGTAGGCTTAACACGTAGGTATCCACACGCCCCAGGCGGTAACCGTCGACTTCAATGCTGCTCTGCCCTGCCAGGTTGTAGACGCCGTTGGTGGCCGGTGCATCCGCTGGTAGGTTGAGCGGCCATAGGTGGCTGTTCACTACCGGGTCCACCAGCGTAACCAGCCCGGGCACGGTATCCGCACGGCTGGGGTCGGCATCGCTACTTGGGGCGGCGGTGATGCCTGCGCCCGTCAGTGCGGTGATCATGCGGTCAATCATGCGATAGCCCCTTTGCTACGCTGGCGGTCGAGGTATTTGGCGAGCCCTTCGTAAAATCGCCCGGGTGTGCCGCTTTGGTGCTGCTGCATGGCGGGCCATAGGAAGGGGTTGGCGTCCATGCGCTCGGTGCCGTGCTCTTGCCATAGGCCTTTGCGGCCCTGCCAGCGGCCGTTAATACGGCGGTTAGTGCCCACCAGGATGCCGACCTCGCCTGCTTTGAAGCCCAAACGGCTGCGCTGGCGTTTGTTGATGTTGCGGTGACCAATCGCCCGGGCCATGTCGCCGCTGTCTGCCGGGGCGAGGCTTTTAGCGGTGCGCTTGACGGGTGCGACGACCGACACCAAGCCCGCCCGGATGGCGCGCTCTTTGATGTTGTCTTCTAGCGCCTTTAGCTCACGCTGCATGTCTTGCAGGTGAACACCTCTTACCTGCCAATCAAACGAGCTCATGACACATCAACTCCAGTTCGACGCGCTTGCCGCCTAGATCGATCGGCCTGCCTTCCAACTCATAGGTGGTATCGCCATGGCGTAGGCGTAAGGTTTTGCCTGTGGCAGCGGCGATCTCTGCCCGGTACCGCATGCGGATACGGGCGGTGGTTTCAGCGTTGGCCTCTTGGGCGGCGAAGAGCGTGCGGCCGCGCAGCTGTTCGACCTCTGCCCACCGGGGTTTTGGCTCAGGCTGCCACCCTTCTGGGGTCGCGCCTGAGTCGGTGCGTTCCCCTTTTTGCCACCACTCCAGAGTGACGCGGTGGCGGAGTTTTCCGGCTTGCATAAGGCCTCACACGTTGTAGAACTGGTAAGGCTCAATCAATGCCTTTACCGCCATGGGCAGCTCACTGGTGATAGTCCCCACCACGACTGCCTCACGGTTGGCGTACCAGTGGCCGATCATGAGCAGCATCGCCGTGGATAGATCGTCATCGAGCAGCAGTGCCCGTTCATCTTCGGCGGCGTTCACTTCGTTGGTGGTGGCATAGATTCGCCGTCCGGTTTTATTCTCGATCAGACGTTGAGCAGCAGTGGCGTAGGTTTCCAGAAGCGCGTCTTCGTCTGATTCGTCCAGCTCCATACGGCAGTGTTGCTTGATGATCTCAACGTCGAGCATGTCGGGCACCGCTTAGCTGCTTACTTCTTGGTGGTGGTTTTCGTCGCCTTAGTGGGCGGCGGCGGTTGCTGAGCATTCGTCTGAGCGGCTGCCTCTTCGGCGGCTTTGGCTTCCGCCGCTGCTTTGGCCTTGGCTTCTGCCTCTAGCTTTTTCTTTTCGTCGTCGGTCAGCAGCGTGGCCACTTCGAGATGTTCCACGGCAACGACCGCGCAGCGCTCGGGCACATCGTGAATACCTGGGGCGTAATCGATGACTTCCTTACCATCTGGCGACCACTGAAAAGACTTGATGACATTAATGGTGGGCATGGTTTCCTCCAGCCTGAATAGAACAGGCGCTCATTAAGAGCGCCTGTTAGTCATTACCATCTTGGTTTTTCAGCCGTGGCTTAAGCGGCCGCGCTGAGTGTTAGCACCTTGATGGCTTGGGAGTCGGTGAGCATGCCGCCCACGCGCTTGGTGGTGTAGAAACCAACGTACGGCTTGTTGGTGTAGGGGTCGCGAAGCACGCGGGTACCGATGCGATCCACGATGGTGTAGCCGCGCTGGTAGTTGCCGAATTTCACCGCATGGGCATCAGCTGCAACACCGGGCATGTCTTCGTTTTCCGTGACGCCGTAACCCAGCAGGCTAGACGGCTGCCCTTCCTGCAGGCCTGGGCGCCACAGGTAGTTGCCCTCGCTGTCTTTCAGGGTGCGCACTTTGAACAGCGTCATCATGTTCAGCATGAACGTAGCGCCCGCACGGTAACCGCGCTTGGTGCTGTAGATCAGCTTGAGCAGGTCGTCGCCGTCGAAGTCGCCTGCGGTACCAGAGAGGATGTTCTGCAGGGTGCCGAATGGGCGGGTAGCATCGGTCGTTTGGGCCATTGGGTAGCTGAGAATACCCTTAGGCTTATTGGTGCCATCTCCTAGTAGGAAGGCGGCACCCTCGCGCTCTGCAAACTCAATAGCCACCTCGCTTTGCAGCCATTGCTCGGCGTTGAAGAAAATATCATCGAGGCTGGTTTGAGTGGCTTGCGGGTTTGCGTAGATCTCACCCATGTGCGCGGCGATCTGCGCCAGCGTGGGCGTGTTGGTTTGAGGGCGTGCGGCTGTTTCACCTACCCAACCAGAACCAGCGCCACCTAGGTTCACCAGCTTCTTGAAGTCCGGCGTGCTGACCGTGATGGTGTTGCACACTTGGCGCATGGGTGATTCGTCGCGCAGAAGCTCCAGAATGTTACGGTCGAGCTCTTCCGGCACCGCGTAGCCGCCGTCATCATCAGCGCTTGTATTGAGGGCCTTTTGCTCAAGCTCGCGCAAGCCTTCCTCACGACCTTTGCGCACGAAGGATTCAAACGCGGCTTTGTGCTCACTAGCGCCTTCGCCACCGGTGCGGCCTGGGCGATTGGCAGCCTTTAGGGATTTTTCGAGATCCGCTTTCAGCTGGTCCAGTTCACTCAGCTTCAAGTTCAGGGCTTCGGTTGTTTCTGACAGCTTGCCCTTTTCTGCTTCGATCGCGTCGATACGCTTATCGTTGCTGGATTTGAACTCGTCGAATCGCTTGCCCAGTTCTTCAGCGACCTGGGAAACGTCTTTTGCATCAACAGCCATGTGAGGCTCCTTTCATTTTTTCAAGTAGAGCGTTGAGAGAGGAAAGCGCTAATTCCGCCTCCGCATCACGCGGCTGGATGGCGCTGTAGCCAGAGGACATAAATCCTTTGGCCTGAGAACGAGAAAGCCCTACTTCTCGCAGGGCTTTTTCGAGCTCGCTGGGCCGGGGCATTTCGCCTCGCGCCAGCTGATTCTTTACGTTTGAGATCCGGGCTTCGTCGTTGGCAGGAAACGTGACCAGCGAGACCTCCCATAGGTCGATCTCTTTGAGCAGGAAAACCTCTTTATCTCGGTCGTATTCCCACTCTTTGAGCATGAAGCCGATGGATAGACCGCTGAGGCTGCCCGCCTTCATGTGCCCATGGGCACGGCGGGCTAGCGGGTCGTCTTCCACCAGTAGCCGGCCTTTTACGTATAGACCTTGCTCGTCTTCCTTCATTTCGGTGTAGATGCCGATGGGCTCTTGCATGTTGTGCTGCCAGAGCATGGCGGGTAAGCGGCCTTGTTGTTGCCAGCGGGCAAGGCTGGCTTGAAAGGCACCTGGCATTACCACGTCGTCGTAGCTGTCTTGATTGCCGAAAATCGAGCCATAGCCCTCAAACTCGCCCGCATCGTTCACGGCCTTGATCGTCAAGGGCGCATCAAAGCGCTGCTTGGTGCTCATTGCTGTTTATCCTCGATGGGGTGGCGGCGGCTAGGCTGGATTAAACCGCCCTGAATGGCTTGGCGGCGGATGGACTCATGCCGCGCTTTTGGCTGTGCGCTCTTTGGGCGCTCAGGTGTTTGGCGTTCCTTCACTGTTTGCGCCCTCGGGGTTGGTGGTCATGTTGGTAGGCGTGAGGTACACATCGCCGCCTTCGCGGTCGTTGAGGTCTTCCAGTTCGCGGCAGTCGTTGGGGCTTAGGATTCCCCACTGAATGCCACGGCCATAGCTTTCATACCGGGCTTTTAAATCCCCGCGCAGCAGCGCCCCTGTGTTGAACTTGGCGTAATAACGGCTCTGCTCTTGCGGCTCCATGAGCCCAACCTGCACCCGCTTTTCAATGCGTGTGAGGTATGGCACTAGCGAGTAGTTAACGAAGTTGAGGCCCTGGTGCTCGATATTGGAGAAGGTGGCGCGCTCCATGTTGGCCACCAGGTGTGGCGGTACGCGGAAGATGGCGCAGATCTCATCACGCTGGAATTTGCGGGTTTCGAGGAACTGACTGTCTTCTGCGTTGAGCGAGATCGGCTGCCACTTCAAGCCGCCTTCCAGAATCATGGGCTTGTGGTTATTGGCTAGGCCACCGTGGCGCTCTTCAAAGTCGCTCTTCAGGCGCTTGTACGCTGCATCTGACAACGTCTGCTCAGTTGCCAACACGCCTGTCGTGACCGCGCCGTTACGAAACAAACGCGCGCCGTGCTCTTCGGTATCGAGTCCTAAGGCAATCGCCTCTCTGGCATACGCCACAGGGTTGAGCCCCACCAATCCATCGAGCGTCATTAGACGTACATGCCATACCTGATCTTGGCCGAGCACGTCTGTTGTGCCGTCCTTGAAGGTGACGCGGTAAACCGGGTTCCACTGGGAATCCAGCTTTGGCTCAACTGATCCGGGATCAAGCGGGAGTAGCTCAGAGACTCGGTCACCCAAGCCCTTCACCTTGTAGGCGTAGAAGTTGCCTCTTAGGCATAGGCATGCAATCAGCAGCTCCCAAAACTCCTGCGAAGTCATGTAGTCGTTCGGGGCAACGTTCAGCAGCCGGTAAAGCGGGTGGCTCTGGGCAGGCAGTCGCGTACGTCCGTTCTGCTCCATTAAGCGGCACGGCAGCATGCCGACCGACTCAGACAACACCCGCACACAACCGAACACGGTAGAGAGCCGCATGGCTTGGCCACCCGATACCCGACGCCCGCTAATCGAGTCGTAGGTAACGCCAAGCTCTTCAGCGAGCGCCTGGGGCGTATCAATGGCCGTGCTCTTGCGGCTGAATAGCTTGGAGAGAAATTTCATAGGGTGCGTATGCCATGTTCTTCAAGGTGGTCTGAAAGGTCATCTTCTTGAGGTGTCATGGCGCGCCCGATGGCCATGATCAGCGCTACCGCGCCATCAATCTTGTTGTGATCCCCCTGTTTGATGGGCCTCATCACGTCGTCATTCCCAGGCATATATTTCGCCACCACGTTACCCACGCACCACGTTAGGATGGGGTGGCCATCGTGGTGAAAGCGCCCGGTGAGAATGGCGGCTTCCAATTCCTTCATGGGGTCAGATAGGTTCTTGTAGCCCTGTTGAATCGTGATTGGGCTTAGGCCTGCATCGTCTAATTGGTGCGAGAGGTTGGCCGCGCCGTGCGGGTCAATCGCGGATTCTGTTGCAGGGGCTAATAGATGCGCCTCGGTCGCTTGCGCCAGTACTTCGCGGTAGTCGATCTCTGCGCCGTCGGTGGCTTCGAGCACTTGCGCCTCTACCCAGCCTTGGTACCTTTCCGCTACTCGCCGCTCGTCGTTGTTGAACACGGTTTCTTCTGGCACCCAGAACGTTGGGCTAATGCAGTAGTAATGAGTTTTGCCGTCGATCTGTTTGACGAACACGCGGACCATGCCGGTGAGGTCAAGCTTTCTCGCAAGGTCAAAGCCGTAGTAGCAGTCTTCGCCGCGGAACTGCTCAAGGGTGAGCGTGCGGTCTTCGCACTTGCGCCAAGCTTCCATGTTGAAGAAGCCGCCCTTTGACGACACCCAGATATTGAGATGTTTCGTCTTGTACTTATTGGCAAGGCGAGCGCGTGCCACTGCCTTGTCACGCTGACTGCGCAGGTAGTCCAGCTTTACGGACACCCCAGCATTGGGGTTGGCCTTCAAAATCGCTTCGTCAGTGGTCCAGTCGTCGCCTTCATCGATGGTGTAGATGATGGCAAACAGCTCATCATCTACGCTGATACCCGCCAGCATTTCGATGGCACGGTCGCGCATTTCGTAACAGGGTCCGGCTACATCGAAACCTGCCGTTGTTATTACCCAGACAAGCGGCTGCGAACGCGCGCCCATGCCCGTGATCATGGTGTCGTAAAGGCGTGAGTCGACGTGTTCGTGGTACTCATCAATCAATGAGAGTGATGGGCTGGACCCGTCGCCAGGATCACCGATCACCGGCTCGAATACGCTGCCATCAGTGCGCTGCAGCTTCTTAGCCCAGGGCACAATGCCAAAGCGTTTGCGCAAACTCGGCAGACGCTGGGCCATCTTTAGCGCTGGCCTAAATACCTCCCAGGCTTGTTTCTCGCTTGTCGCGCCGCAGTAGACCTCAGCTCCGTATTCATTATCTGCACAGAACGCGTAAAGCCCGGCGCCAGCCACCTTGATCGACTTCCCGTTCTTGCGCGGCACTTCTTCGTAAACCTCACGGAAGCGACGCAGGCCGTCAGCTTTGCGAACCCAGCCGAAGACCATGGCAAGGCTGAACAGCTGCCATGGCTCAAGCGTGATGCGCTGGTTACCTCGCGCCCACTCGCCTTTGGTGTGGGGTAGTAACTGGACGAACTTGCACACCCGCTCGGCTTTGTCCCGGTCGAATCGATACGGGTAGCTTTTCGCCTTGCTGGCTTTTACATCGTTGAGGTGCCGAGCGCAGGCCTGCTTAACGTAAAGGCATGCGGGGATCTTGCCGCCCACCACGTCTCGCGCGTACTTCTGCGCCGCGTTGACGTTGGGATATGCGGCCATAGATTAGAACTCGTCGAATTCGTTACCCTCTTCGCCCCCACCGTCACCGCTGCCAGCACCCAGCATGCGCAGGCGCGTTAGGGGATCGAGGCCGAGCAATGAGCCGAAGCGCGAAAATTGCTGTGCATATTTTGAGTGCGCGTTAATGAGTGGATTCATCTTGGTGCTGCCATCTGCTGTGGGCACCGTTAAACCTTGCTCGTTAATTTCAATGTCAGCATCAAGCATCCGCTGGAAAGCATTGCAGTAATGTTGAAGCAGTGGCGCGTCTTCTATCTCGAAGGTGCCGCGTTCGATGAGCACCTTTGATTGCTGCTTCCACATTTTTACAGCAGCGGGTCCAACCAATTCTTCCGGCGGGTTAATTCTCGTCAGCGAGCTTTTATGCTGGCTGGTCGTTTTCGGTTTTCGGCCTCCACCTGAAGCGCGAACGGGAGCATTGTTGTTCACCTCACCCCCTCCAAAAAAGTTTCGTTATTTCTCGCGTAAAAAAATAAGCCTGAGGGTGCGGTGTCCGCTGGCGAGGCCTGTAGAGATTTGCCCCCCCTCCCCCTGTCAGCCGCCGCGCTGCCGTGCGCGTAGCGACTCCTGCTGCGTCTTGGCCTTGTGGCAAGGCCCACACAAGGCCTCAAGGTTGGAGGGCACAGTCGGCCCGCCTTCGGCCTCTGGCTTGATGTGGTCGACCGACTCAAACGGCGTCGCTCTGCCTTGCCGCTTGCACTCTTGGCACAGGTAGCGGTCTCGCTCTGCCACTGCATCACGCATGCGGCGCCAGGCGCGACCACCACGACCACGTGCCGCACGGCCTCGGCTCCACGCTTTGGCCTGGTCGGCATGCTCATCGCAGTAGCCATGGGCATGGCGCGTAGTGCGGCGGCAGAGCTTGTCACGGCAGGGTGTGGGGGTGCGGGCTGGCATCATTCAATCTCGTCAGAGTCGAGGAACTGCGGCCCACCTGCGCCGTAGTCCGTTACGTCAACGTCTTGAGAGAGCAGGTAGTCGACAACCTGCCGATTGCTCTCTGTCAGCCGATTGATCGCCTCGGTCTGGGCCTGTAGGGCAGCGACTAGGGCCTGCATTTCGCTGGACTCACTCATCATCGCCACCTCGATCACCTGCACCGACTATCTCAACCACCGCCACGCGATCCGCGTTGGCCCGTCGCCTTAGCGCCTCATACTCCGCCAGCAGCAACAACAGCCCACGATTGCTATTGAGGATCAGGCCCGGGGCGGGTAGCTCGCTCACCAGGTGATGCGGCACCGTCGGGTAGTCGCACACCATCGCGGGCGCTGGGGTGCTGGAGCTCGCGCAGCCAGCCACGGATGCCATCAGGCAGGCCATCGTCAAGCCAATCACGAGCTTCCGCATCAGTTTCTCCCAGTCGTTCCAGCGCGGCCGTGCTGGCGCGCATGTCGTCGGCAATGATGGTAAGGGCGCGGTCGCGCTCGGCCAGTGCCGTATTCAGGGTCTGGATCTGCTGGCGCTGCCACTGCTGGTGGCGCTTCAGTATCTCGGCGCGGCCATCGGCATGCTCAGCCTGCATGACTGCACGGTCGCGCTCTGCAGCCACCCGCTGTGTGTACTGATACTGGAATACAGAAAGACCTATCAGTACCGCCAACAGCCAGGGCGTGACACCACCCAGCAAGCGTCCGATCATTTCAGCCACCTGCCGATGACCTTCTCGTATAGCGCGTCGATGCGGTCACGCACCCACTCAACGCCTAAGAACGCGATAGCTGCGCCTATAGCGATTGCCATATCTTGCGGCATGCCCAGGTACGCAAGCAGCGGCATTAACGCCAACGTAAGAAACCCGCACAGCACCGCTTCCAACAAACTCTTCATGGGTCGGCCTCCCGCATGGATGGCGCGCACCAGAGCGATCAGCATTGCCAGACCCGCCGCGTAGATCTGAGGCCACAGGCTCAGCACTACGTTTAACAGCGCCTGCCAGTTGTTAGGGTCTCGGTTGGGCATTGCGTCAGGCTCTTTATTTGAGTGCATGTTGGCCACCTCAGCGGCCGATAGTGTTTAAGAGGCGCGGCGCTTCAGTAGCGCCTGCTCGTACCAAGTCTTGTCGGCGTCACACAGCACGCCCTTCGCCCGCTGGTATTCATAAAGCAGGCGCTCCAATGAATATTCGTGCTGGCCATAACCGGCCCCAGGCAGTGACGCCCAGATATTCCGGCACCGATGGATAGCGTCAGCAATGCGCCCCTCTTGAATCATCAGCAACGCCTTCTGCTCGCGTATCTGCTGGATTGCGCAGCGATCTTGGCTCAATGGGCCAAAATCCGGCAGGCTTAGCTGATCTCGATAATGGTTCCAGTACCGGCTTAGCTGCTGATAACGCCCTGCAGCGGTTGAGCTAAGCCCCTTCCGGATTTTTACCAGCTTGCGCGGGTGGTCGGCATAGCCATCCATGAGGATCAACTTGCCGGGTAATGACCCAACGATGACCCGATACCCGTTATCGGTACGCGGGTCGCTCAGCATGGGCTTGCCGATCTCGGCAAACGCCAAGGTGTCGAGAAAGGCGCACACGTTGACGCCGCCCGCTTGGGCAGGGGTGATAACAGGCATGGGCGGTCACTTGATGGAAGAAAAGGCCCGCACGAAGGGGCAAAGCGAAGCCCAGGCGGCAACGCATGAAATGGTAGCGGCGGCGGGAATCGAACCCGCTATCTCCGGGATATGAGCCCGGCAACCAGCCAGTGGTCCACAGCCGCTAGAAACGCAAAAACCCCGCCGGGTAACCGGCAGGGCTTCAATGTGGGATGGCTTAAGCGCGTAGCTTGCGCAGCCTACAAACTATACTGCACCTAACACGCCACTTTGGCAAACTATTTATGCCGCGATCACCTCTCCTTGCGCCAGCCATTCCCACAACTGGGTACGTGCCCGCCGCGCCGCATGCTGCATGGCATTAACACTCTCAAAATGCCGTACCCCCTCATGCAGCCCCAGGCAGCGCAGCAGCTCCCCCTGACGCTCCACCATTTGCCGCGCTGTTACCATCCACTGGCTAGCGCCCATCTTCTCCGGACGCACTCGGGCAGCCTGTAGCAGCATCGCAGCGGCTTGGCGCTTGGGCAGCTGATCGAGCAGCACCGCACACGCTTTGTGCCATTGGCTCTCCGGGTGATAACGCATCGCCGCCAGCATCGCTTGATCACTACGCCCACCGCCCCCAGGCATTTCACCCATGAGCGCCGTCGGGCTGAACGGCTGATAACCTGCGTTCTGGTGCCGGTAGTCCAGCTGCAGCTCTAGCATGGTATCGATAATCCGCACCACGGCCGCATCCCGCGCTTTCTCGTCGCGTTGAGCTGCTTCAATCACACGCCAAGGGTTGGCTACCCGTTTCCACTCATCAAATTGCATCACTCTCCCCTTAAGCCGCGTCATTTTCCCTTTCTCCACTCGGTACCGCTGTTCATCACCTGACGCTGCCCCACTACCTGCGTGCGTGGCCAGCTCGCGTACTCCCTTAGCACCGCCTTGGCTTCATCGATACCCAGCGCCAGCACAGCGCAATAGCCCTCATACTCGCTGCCTTCCAGCCACGTGAATTGGCTATCGCTCAGGTCGGCATCACGCGGCGGGGTTGCCTTAAACTCCAGATAGAGACCGTGCCAGCCCCCTCGCGCTTGACGCACCGGCAGATCGGACACGCCCGCCTTAACGCCCTGGCGTTTCATTGCGGCCGCTGTCTTAAAACTGCGAACGCCGCCGTTCGGTACGTGATAGATGGCGTCGTACAGCTCCCCGACCGGCTCACCGCGCATCTTCTCGCCTTGTAGCCAGCGAATTACCACGGCCTGCTCATTACCTTCCCAATCCACCGGCTTTTTACGGGGTGTGCCGTCCTGCTTTAGAGCGCGTGGGCGGCGCTTGCTGGCGGGTAGTCCGCGAACGGTCATAGGTCTAGCTCCTGGTTTTTATCCCACACGGAAAACCGACGGGCGATTTGATGAAGCGAGGCCGCCGCCACTGGGTCAGTGGCTAAGCGCCCCAGGCTTTCCACCTCGCACTGATCCTCAATCCAGCGGCGGGCGGTGTAGTGGCTGTGTGGCCACCCGCTATCCAGCGCATCGATAGCATCCAGCCATTCACAAAAGCGGTTATCGTCTGCCAACGTCTTGGCGTGGTCCTCGATGGGGTGTGCGTTCTCGGTCACTGCCCCGCCCTCCGTTGGCCGCGTTCCCACTTGCTGTAAGCCGCCAGCACCTTCTCGAACATGGCAGCGGCTTCGGCGTTATGATCCAGCTCCGCACGGCTTTGAATACCGCACGCTTTGCGCAGCCACCGAGTAGCGCCAGCCAGTTGATGCGTGCCGTTTGGGTACTGTTCAGGCGTCAACTGGTGCTTAGCGCGCCAGCGGTGATCGAGGTACAGCCAAAAGCGCGGGTTCTGGCATAAGCGGGCGGCGCGGTAGGCGTTCTGGCCGCCCTTCTGCGTGTTATCGCTCACCGCTCACCCCCTAACGTCTCAATCAGATCCGGCCGAAAATCGCACCAGTGCTCATCACCCACGGTAACCACCGGCATAGCGCGATACCCCAGCGCCTTCACAGCGGAAAGCGCCTCCGGGCTTTGGGTTACGTCAATGACTTGATACGGGATGCCGCGTTTATCCAGGGCGCGCTTAGTGGCGTAGCACGCCGGGCAGCTGGGTTTTGTGTAGACGATCACCACGGCTCGCTCTCCTTCTGGTTATCCGGCCCTTCTTCGCTGCCGCAAAACGCCAACACGGCAGACGCGACGGCAAGAAACATTCTGGCCAGCACGCCAAACAAGAAAATGATTACGCCGTCCACCGGGCACCTCCTCGTTGCCTACGGCGCAGGCAGTGCTTGCACGCGGGCAATGGCTCACGCGTGCCGGGGTCGCGGAATTCGCTGGGCGGCTTGCGGTACTGGCATACAGGGCACTTGGGTTGCTCTAAGATCGGGCGCTTCATTCGGGTATCTCCCGTGCGTCAAGCAGAGTTAAACAGCCGGTGATAAATGCGCCGGTATCGATATAAATAACGTTACCTAGCGCATGCGGGCGCTCACGAATGGTGTGCCCCACGACCACTGCGTGAATGTTGGCCACTAGCGAGGCGTCACCGCTCTTAATTCGCTCGCGCCCCCACACCATCTGCTCACGGTTTGCGTCCTCAACGTCGCGCCAGTCGCATGGCGGCTCTGCGTGAACAACGCCAATACGCGCACCGCTTACCGTCTCCACCTCTCGGGCATAAGGCAGGTGGCGTAGCGCTTCTCCCAATATTTGCTTCACATCCTGAATGTTTTCACTAAGCGCCCAAGTACCGCCGTTCATCAGCCATAAGTCCCAGTGCTTGCCGCCTTGCTCCAGAGCGTTGAGCGCCAGCATTTCGTGATTGCCTCGCACGCCGTAGAACCAGGGCTCAAAAGCAAGAGATAAGCACTTGAAGCTATCAATGCCGCGGTCAATCAAATCGCCCACCGAGAAAAGGCGGTCTGATTCTTTGTTGAATGCCACGCGCGCCAAGCCAGCCATTAGCAAGTCGTACTGCCCATGAATATCACCAACGAAGAAATCGCGGCCTTTTGTGTTTACTGAGTGCCTTTCAATCATTGCGAACCCCTAACGCCACCAACTGCTGGGCGGTTTCCATCAACCAATGCAGATCTCGCCACGCCTCCGGCTCTCCTGCCTCGTGGGCCTGCTTTGCCTGCGCCAGCAGCGTGGCGTTCATAGCAGCGCAGCGGTTGAGCAGGTCGTCAGGTAGCGGTGCGCCGATGCGCTCTACCGTGGCGCTAAACTCTTGGGCCTCTGCCTCCTGAAACGCCTTGGTTTCGCAATCGTTGCAGGTATGCTCCAGAAACCCGATTTCATCGCCGGTTAGCGGCTTACCGCACTCACTGCAGGGTTTGGCCTCCTGCTGCTCTTCCGATGCAATCGCTACTGCCTGAGACGCTACTGCCCACAACGCCCCTTCCCCCTCACGCGTCGGCAGCCACGCCTCATCCCCAAACACCACCAAGCCGCGCTTTTTGAGGGCCACTAGCACGTCAACGATCCGCGCTTTTTGCTTGGTATCCTTAACGCTCATGCCCACATGAACGATGGAGGTCTTAGCCCCTCGGCGGGTTTGGCGGTGCTCGTCGCAGATCAGCGCTAACACCTGGCGCTCTACGTTACTCAGCGGCATGGGTCGCACCTCCGGTCACGTAATAGCTCTCCAGCAACGGCACGGCGGGTAGTTCGCATTCGCCATGCGTCGTGAGGCGGTAGCCCGTGATTGTGCGAGCCACAAACTGCTGCTCGCATAGCTCGTCACAGGCAACGCGCACTTGATGCAACGACACGGGCAGCTTGTAGGCCTGCGCCAGCGTAGCGAGGTGCTGGGCATCACAGGAGGCTGAACGCGCCAGCAGGCGTAGGACGATGTTTTGATGGTCGACAGGCTTAAGCGAGGGCATCAGTGGGCACCTCCTGATCTTGGGTTTCTTCCTGCGTCGCGTCCGGGTCGCCGCCGTCGATGCGCATAAGGTCATGAGCCGAAAAGATCGACAGCTTGCTATCCGGCTCCTCTGCTATCCATGCCGGGACTAACGTTTCTACCCTTCTTCCAGTGTTCGCTGACTTGTACTGGAAGCCTGGGGCCTTGTGCTCCAGACAGGTAACAGTAATTCCAGCACCAGGGCCGCTTTTCACATAAGCCAAACACCCCGGCTCAATCGGCTTTTGCATGGTCCACCCCCTCAGCCGCCTCTAACGCCAGCGCCCGGCCCTTCTCAGTCAGCGCCAGCTTTTGGCGAGCGGGCTTGTCTGCCGTCATGCCGCCCACTTCGATGTTGCCACTATCGAGCAGCTCACGGCAGCGGCCGCACACGCTCGACAGGGGCAGCCCGGTAGCGGTTGCCAGTTCGTTACGCGTCATCGCAATACCACCGCTGACCAACGCCGCGATAATCACGCCTTGTGAGCTCTTCATGCGGCCGCTTCGGCGATGCTCTTGAAACGCCTCGGCTTTGACTTCATTGCCACTTGGTTGAAATGCGGTATTCATGGTTAACGACTCCCCATTGCAGCCAGCGGCGCGCCAGCTTGTTCAAGTAATTCACGGCGGCGGGCTTCTTCCCGCTCGCGGGCTTCGCGGCGCTCTTCGGCCTTGCGGCTTCCGGGCTGGTTGATCAGGTCACGTAGGTGGCTAACCACGCGCTTACGCTGGCGCTGGCCTTCCTCGGTGACCGGCTTATCAGGCGGTGGCAGCAGGTGCGCCACCTTAGGTGCGGGTAGCTTCCCGGCACGCACGGCATCCCCCAGCACGATCTCGCGACGCTGCGGGTCATGGCCGAGCGATACGGTCCACTCAGGCGGGCGAGCCTCTGCCTTGGCGGTGGCCAGCTCTCGCTCATAGGCAGCGAGAAACGCCATGCGGGCACCAACCTTGTCCGGACGGTCACCGCTCATCACCGGCTTAGCGGCAGCAAAGGCCCGGGCAATCTCTGGTGTCCACACCACGGTTTCCTGCTCGTCGGTGCTGTGCAGCGCCAGTGCCCACGCTTCATTACCGCTCAAATGAGCGTTTGCGCTCGGGATGCGCTCAACGATGGCGGCTAGCGTCAGCTTGCCGTGTAGCTCGGCACGGCAGCGGGCCAACGCGGCACGGATCTCGCTAAACGGGTACGCGCTCAGGTCGTCGGCCATCAGCACGCCAGCAGAGGCGCGCATTTCATGCCCCAGCACTTCTGCCGTGGCGTAAACAAGCTCCAGTACCTGATCGTGCTGTTCATCGGTCAGTGGCATGAGGAACCCTCCTGTTGAGCACGACGCTGCCGTGCCAAAGCCTTGGCCTGCTCAAGGTTGCTAAGGTTGGATTGAGTGCTGTCGACTTGGCGCGCTTGGGCCTGGGTGACCTGAACGCCGGTTGTGCACTGCGTGGCGATCGCTTCGCAGTCAGCGAGCAGCAGCGACACGGGATGCAGCTTGCTGTGGTAAAACTGGTGATTCATTTGCAGGTAGAACGCCGCCACCTTAGGCGCCAGCGTGGCCCCTACACGGTCGACCAGTTGCGACATCTGCCCCGCCGTCTTCTGGTTCCACACAGGCCAAGTGCGATAGCGCGCACGGTAAGCACAGGCGTAATTCGCCCAGGCCTTGAACGTCTTGGCCTTCGGGTCTTTGGTGCCGGGCATGTCGGCAGGGATGCGCGCCAGCAGGTCATCGGTGGATTCAGCAGGATCGGCTTTCTGGGTTTCCGGTTCGTCAGCGCCCAGGTAATCCCCCTCAGACGCAGCGGGGCTTGCCCCCGGTGCGAAAGAACTCTTACTGGACCCCTCTAACTGAACCCCTAAACCTGAACCCCTCTCTTCACGGTTTTCCGAATACCCCTCTTCGACATTTCGAGTAGGGTTCTCCCCGTTTTCCGGATACCCCTCTTCGGGATTCCGAATAGGGTTCTCACTGTTTTCCGAATACCCCTGTTCGGTTTTCCGAGTACCTGCGCCAGCCGCGTCAAGCGGGCGCTTCATGAAGATGCGGCGCTCAACAATCTGTTTGCCTTCACGCACCTGCTTAACCGTCACCCAGCCCTTTTTCTTGAGCGAGCTGATCACCTCAGAAACGCGGTTAGGCGACAGGCCAAAGAACTCAGCCAACTTCTTGTTTGACTTAAAACAACCCTTCTCCGGGTGCTGCAGGCTGTCGATCTCGATCAGCATCACTTTCTCTTGCAGTGATAGCTCACGATTCAGCCAGATCTCGGCGGGTATCCAGACACCACGGAAGGCGCGCTCTTCGCTCATACCCTCACCTCATAAATACCTGTACACACAAACAGACCAGCGCCGTGGGCTGTGCTGTTATGCGTGGCTGCATATACTGGAATCATTGCGGCGCTACCTGCATATCAGCGAACAGGTCAGGCCGAAGCGTGCGACGAGTGAGAGCGCCCCCTGTGGCCTCTTCCAAGCGCTTCGCCATATCGGCGCTAGGCTGACGGTCGTAAACCAGCACCTGGCGCAGATACTCAGCTGACGTGCCCGCTTTGGTGGCGATGGATTCGCGCTGTACAACCGATAGAGATTTCCAGAACTCACGATGCGAGCTTTGGCCCATGACTGTGCCCTCTTGAGTACCAATTTGGTACATAGTAGCCCGCTTTATTTGTACCGTAAAGGCACTGTACCCATAGAGTACAAATGGCGTTCAATATGGATATGAAAGAAATTGCCCAGATTCGCCTAGAAAACGCCCGAGATCTTGCCCAACAGGCGGGCGGCACCACGCCGTTTGCTGTGAGGGTGGATCGTGAGCCAACGCAAATGAGCCGTGTGATGGGATCGAACCCCACCAAGAACATCGGCAGCAGATTGGCGCGCCACATAGAGTCGTGCTTTGGAAAGCCCACTGGTTGGCTAGATCAGGATCACCAAAACGGCGTCAGGCAAGAGGTGGCAAGCTACGATTCCAATACGCTGCCTGCTCCCCAGCCCATCCGTTACAACCGCTACCCTGTCATATCCAGCGTCCAGGCAGGCAAGTTTGCAGAGTGCATCGTCCCGTACCCAAGTGGCATGGAAGATCAGCACGAAACAACCGACTACGACGCCAAGGGGCCAGCTTTCTGGCTAGAAGTGTCTGGCGACTCAATGACCGCCCCAGCAGGCGTAAGGCCTAGCATCCCAGAGGGAACGCTGGTGTTAGTGGATACCGGGATAGAAGCAACGCCCGGAAAGTTGGTGGTGGCGCAACTGGACGAAAGCAACGAAGCCACCTTCAAGAAATACATCGTAGAAAGCGGGCAGAAATACCTTAAGCCGCTTAACCCGGCATACCCGCTCATACCGATCAATGGTAACTGCCGCATCATTGGCGTTGCTGTTGAGGCCAAAACGAAGCTCTAACCCTCTGTTTATTAAATATTACCGCCTTTAATGGCGGTTTTTTTATGCTCACAATGTACCAAATAAGAACAAACACCCTTGACTATGTACCTTTAAGGTACTTAAATGGGTTCAACGGAACACGTAAGGGGAAAGCAATGCAAATCACACAAGGCAACTGGCAAGCGACCATCAACCCAGAGCGCGGCAGCTTAGGCCTTACCCGCACCCAAGCGGTTGACCTCATGCTGCTGGCGGCGGGCAACACCTATAAAGAGATTGCCAAGGCCACCGGGCGCTCACCAGAAACCGTTCACGGCAGCCTCAAGAAGGCCTACCACAAGCTGAGCGTTTACAAAGCCGCTGGCGCCGTCGCCGAGGCCATGCGCCGTGGCTGGATCGCCCCGCTACTGGTCGCGCTCATGATCAGCTGCATCAACAGCGACGCCGACGCCCTGCGTCACCGCCAGCCCGCCCGCCACCGTCAACAAATCAGCGCCAGCCGCACCCAGGCAGGACGAAACATTGAGGGCTCGATCGTATGAAAACCCAAGACGCCCAAGCCGTTGTGGCCACGTTTACCGCCCACTGTATTACCTCAGCGTTCCTGGTAAAGCTCCAGCGAGCCCAAGAGCTGGCGCTGGCAGTGAACCTGCAGCGTAAACACGCGGTGCAGCTTGAGGTGAGTCAGCACGGCATCTTCTGCGATAGCTGGCTGGCGCACCGTAACGCCCAGCATGAAAGCCACCGCGCCCTAGCGTGCTTCTACACGCAGCCCAGCGGCCAACACCAGCTAGCGGCCATAACGGAACACCTGATTGAGCTGCTGCGGGAGAGCGCCCCATGAGCACCCTACACACCCCCTGTCGCTTCGTCGTGAGGCACTGGCAACTGCTAGCCATGCGGGACGGCTACACGCTCCACACCACCGTCATCGAAGCGGTGCCGGTGGAAGGCGGTTACCTGCCCGCGTTCGTCGGCAAACGTGATACCCGCGTCGTGGTGCAGATGGCAACACCGCTGCCCACACAACAAGCCGCCCGTAACAGCCTGCGTGATGTGCTGTGGGGTGCGCACGTAGAGAAGCGTATCAACCTGGAACCACACCCGCTCACCGCCACTGAGGAGCAAGCCGCATGAGCAAACAAGCCACCAAATTACTCTGGGCCGCGTTTCTGTTCGTCGCGCTGCTCGTCATGGGTCAGCTATCGAAAAGCGAAGCGCAGGAAGAGGACGAATGGCTGACCGCCTACTGCACCGATGCCGCCATCTGGGCAGCAGAGGAAGCCCGCGGCGTACCGCTCAGCGAGCGCACCGGCCAACCCGATTACAAGGGCATTGCCGAAGAGCAGTGCCCCGGCATGCGCCCAGCAGCGCCAGCAGTGAACCGTCAAGGATTCCTTTACAGCTCAACCGACTACGCCCAGCCACCCGTTCAGATTGTTCAGTTTTGAGGTGCCCATGATCACCCCGATCCCGCTATCCGATTACAAAACCGCTGTGCTTGAAGCAATCGAAGAGCAAGAAGAAGAGTGCACAGAATGTGAAGGTGAAGGCATTTTCCCTTGCTGTGATCGTGAATGTAAAGCCTGCGATGGCTTCGGCACCAAGGAAAAAGAGCTCAGCGACACCGAAATTCACGCCATGTATTTCAACGCCGTGATGGTGAGCCTCAAAAAGCTCTGCGCCTACTCCAGCCGCCACGACTTCCTGACCGAAGCTGGCGACTTCATTAAGCACCACGGCAGGCCAGACATGCGTTGCGCTTGGTTGAGCACCAACGATTGCCGAGAAGCGGGCTTTATCACTCAGCCCAATATCACCGTTCACTGAGGCCACCAATGTTCGACCAAGCCGCGTTCGACCGAATTTTCAAACAGCCAGCGCCCGCTAAGGGCGGCGACAAACCCAAGCAGGGAGATGCCTAAATGTCAGCCAGCGAACAGTTCAAAGGCATGTTTGAGCCCGCGCAAAGCGCCCGTGGTGATGAGCAAATGATGCGAGTGGTGCTGCGCGCCCAAGAGAAACACCAGCAAGTACGCGACCAACTGGAAAGCATTGTCGCCATGAAAGACATGGGTATCCGCTTGGGCGATGACATTGAATTTGAGGCAGGAAGCGACCTTCACAAAGGCTTCCTAACAGGCCTTCAAATTGCCTTGCAGTTCATGGGTGATTTCCCCCTCAAGGTTGAGGAAGCTAGCGACGAAGAAGAGGACGCCTAACATGTGGTTCAAAAACCTACACCTCTACCGCCTGCACAGTGCCGTTGCAGTGAATGCCGAGCAGCTAGCAGAGCAAATGGCCTGCTACGCCGCCAAGCCCCTGGGCAACAGCGACGCCCGCCGCATTGGTTGGGCAGCGCCAGCGGGTCGCTTGGGCGGTGGTCAACTGCTGCATGAGATCCAAGGTCACCGCCTCATCAGCGCCCTACGCCAAGAGCGCCTACTGCCCGCATCGGTCGTGGCTGAGGAAGTGGCCGAGAAGGTCGCAGAGATAGAAGAAAGCGAATGCCGCAAGGTCACGCGTAAAGAGAAAACCGCGCTCAAGGAACAGGTCACCGAAGAGCTAATGCCCCGCGCTTTCGTACGCAGCCAGAAAATAGACCTCTGGTGGGACACTGAGCGCAACCTGATCGGCGTGAACACCAGCAGCCGGGCACGCGCTGAAGACGTACTAGACCTACTGCGCGAAACCCTCGGCAGCCTGAAGGCCACGCCCTTGAGCAGCCAAACGCTACCCATCCGCGCCATGACCACTTGGCTAAGCGACCCCGCCAGCAGACCGGCTGACCTGCAGCTAGGCGACAACTTTGAGCTCAAAGCAAAAGGCGATGACGGCATAGTGCGCGCCCGCCAAGTGGATCTCGACAGCAGCGAAATGCAGCAGCTACTCGAAAGCGGCAGGCAATCCAGCAAATTGGCGCTCAGCATCGAAGGCCAGCTCTCTTTCATCCTGCATGACGACCTAGCCCTGAAGTCGTTGCGCTTCGGTGATGCACTGATTGAAGAGGCCGACCACGCCGACGATGGCGACGACGCCCTAGCCCGCCTGGAAACCGACTTCATCTTAATGGCGGGCAGCCTGCGCCAGAACGTCGAGCGCCTTCTTGAATGGCTCGATGGCGAGACTGAGCGGGAGCAGGCGGCATGAACCCACTCCCTCACCCGCCGCGCGGCCTCTCTGCTCCGTTCTCGCTGCGTGATCTTGAGCATCACATCACGCTGCGCAACGCAGGCGCGATAGGCGCTAACCCCAGCCGCCTAGCCGATATGTCGCTGCAGCACTGGATACGCCAGCGGATCGTCAAGCAGGCATCAAAGCCCTGCCCCGCTTACGGCATACCGCGCTACGTGCGCGCTCACAACCGCTTTTAACCGCTCATAACCAGCTGTCAAGGATTCCTTGAAAGCTCAACCAGACAGGAGCCGCCCCATGGCCGCACAGAAAATTATGGACATCACCGTTAAGACCGGCGAATACCAAGACCCGCAATCCGGCATGACCAAAGGCCGCTACCAGAACGTAGGCAGCCTGATGCTGGGCGACGATGGCCGTCAGTTCATCATCCTAGAGCGGTGGTTCAACCCGGCAGGCATCCCCAACCCGCAAAACCGCCCTAGCGTCATCCTCTCGTTGTTCGAGCCTAACGGCCAACAGGCGGCGCCAGCGCCTCAGCAGCCGCCACAGCAAGGCTACGGCCAGCAAGCGCCTCAGCAGGGTTACCCCAACGCCCACGGCGGCTACCGAGGCTAAGGAGCGGCAGTCATGAAAATCACACCCCGCGATCCGGTCATCACCAAAGACCCCGGCACCGGCGAAAAGGTCACGCTCATGGAGCTGTCAGAGCGCTACGGCGTCAGCCGCGCGACCATTTACAGCCGCTACCTCAGCGGCAAACGCGGCCGCGATCTGGTAGCAACACCCAATCGAGGCAGCTTGAGCGAAGCGGAGAAAGATAAGCAACACCAGCACCAGCGCCAGGCGTACATCGAGCAAGCCAAGCGCTCACCGCTGGCCAAGCCGCTAAACCATATTGCGGATGTCAGCAAAATGGTGGGAGGAAGCCAGCATGCCTAAAGAGCGTCCGATTCTATTCAACGCCGATATGGTCAACGCCATTTTGGATGGCCGTAAGAGTCAGACGCGGCGAGTTGTTAAGCCGCAGCCACCCTCTGGTATTCAGAGCGACCTTCCGGGCTGGAATGCGCTTGCGCGCCGATGCCCTTACGGCAAACCCGGCGACCGCCTTTGGGTGCGTGAGACATGGGGGGTTGTGTCCCATATGTTTGATGCTAACGGCGACCGTCATGAATGGAATCCAGACCGCCCAGCCAAGGCTATTCACGAGATGCCTTTTGGCCAAGGTTTCTATCATGGCCATGTTATTTACGCGGCGGATGGTGGTTTTGAGTGGGCTGGAGACGATGACGGCGGCGGAGAGCCACGCAGCGCATGGAAGCCCAGCATCCACATGCCGCGTCTTGCCTCGCGCATCACGCTAGAGATCGTCAGCGTTCGCGTTCAGCGGCTGAAAGATATTAGCAAGCTAGATGCAGAAGCTGAGGGCGTTCAGCGGGACGAAGATATGTGGAAAGACTATTTACACCCTACTGACTGCCATTTTGCTTTTGATGCAAGAACGTCTTTCGCGACCTTATGGCAATCCATCAACGGCGCTGAAAGCTGGGACTCCAACCCCTGGGTGTGGGTCGTTGAGTTCAAGCGAGTGGAGGCCAGCCAGTGAACTACCAACAACCCGGCGTAGAGCCCTTCATGCACTCGCCCAAAGCGTGCGTTAGCTGCCAGAGCTACGAGCACCAGGGCTTTGATGAAGACAAGCACTGCCCGTTTCAGCAGCGCTCAAGCTTGCAGGCCAAGCCCAGCCGCACACCCTACGGCCAATGCAGCCGCCACGGTGTGCAGGTGTTCGCTACGCAGATCTGCAACGCCCACGCGCCAGATCCGCACATCAAGTGCTTCGACGTTGTTAACCGTCCAGAGCCACGGGAAGCCATTCAGGAGGGTATGGCGGTATGAGAGCAATGAAGCCTGGCATTGAGTCGCGTCACTTCGCCAGCCTAGGCGAGGTGCTGCAGCCACCTGAAAAGCCGCCGCTGATTAGCTGCCAGCGCTACCTCAATGAAGAGGTTGTCAAGCGCAAAGCCGAAACGTTCAAGGTGTTCTTGGTGCGGGTCCATGAGTGCACGCTGCGCGGCAAGCGGTACCGCGTCATTGTCGATGGACACCATAACTACGCGGCGGCCAAGCTGCGTGGCGTTGAGCCAACCTTCACGGGACCCGGCGCTAAATTCCTGCGCCACCTCGCCAAGACGACACCGCGCCAGCAAGAAGCTTTCTTTATCAATAACCTCACCGACTGCGAACACTACTACGTTGAAACCGGTGAGGTAGTGGAGGAGCTGGTAGCGCCTATGGAGTTAAACCAATGAGCACCAACGACATTAAACACCTAGCAGCTGAGACCATCTACCTAGTGCCAGATGCCAGCGAAGGCCAGCTCTGCTATCTCTGGTGCGACGATCCCGCCCCAGGTCTGGATATGGAGCCGAGCGAGGCCGTCGAGTACCTGCGGAAAGATGTACACGACGCCATTATTGCCAAGCAAGCTAACGCCGCGAAGCAAGGCATGGATGCCGCAAAAAAGGTGGCAAGTTCCAATCTGGAACAAGCCAAGCGGTTGCATGCCGAGAGCAACCCGGCAGCGCTGGAAAGCGAGCGTGAGGCTAATGCGCGGTTGACGGCTGAGCTGGAGAAGGTGCAAGCGGAGCGCGATGCTCTGGCGGCGCTTTTTGTGAGGCTTCAAGACGGTGCCACAGACCTGATTAACGCTTCAAGCGAGGAAGAGGCAGGCGATGCAATGGAACTGATCGCAGAATGCAGCGAAAAGGAAGCCCGCAACATCCTCGCCCGCCGCGACCTGATTAAGCAAGCGGAGGTGCTAGAAGAGGCGCTTCGCTACGTTCGGTGCGATGAAGACGTGGCCTTGCTGCGGATCAACGCCGCTAATATTCGCCAGCAAGCCGAGGGCCATCAATGACCCAGCAACCTACACCCACCCACACCCACCGCGAAAGCGGTGGGAAGTTTGTCGAGCTACAACAGCACTACGGCACAGGACCGCTTGAGGGCCACTGGCTCATCATCTACGAGGACATCGAAAAGGGGATTCAGAGCGCCACTACTCAACAAGACTGGCTGGCAAACTGGCGAGCAATTGCACCCGACGATTGCATGGTTTGCATGGGAACCGGCACCGACCACATCAAAGGCAACAAAGACCGCCCCTGTGGGCACTGCTACGGCCTGGGCAAAGTGCGGGCAGACGGCGAAGCCGCCACCGATATGTGGGAACTCGCCACTGTGGCCACCGACATCATCCACAGCCAACGCGCTCATATCGCCCAACTGAGCGCCATTGCAGAAAACCCCGCCGTTCAAGCGCTGCTCGATCAGCAGCGCCAGCAGGTGATAACCGATAGCGTCGGGCGACAATACCAGGAATGGAGCGACGGCCACGGCCACGGCCCCGGTGGCCAGCGGTATACAGGAGACTGATATGCAGCCACTGCTCACACCGCAAGACGTGGCCACCCTGCTAGGCGTGAGCGCCAGCTGGGTGTACGCGAACAAGGCGAAGCTCGGCTATGTGACCATCGGTAAAGCAGTGCGCTTTGATAGCGCCGATATAGAGCGCTATGCTCAGAGCCGCAAGCGCGGCCCTCAGCACGAGGAACGCATGAAATGGGAATCACAGTCCGATACAGGAAAGGCCGCGACAAGTGGATTGTCACGGAAACGTACGACGGTCAGCGACATCAACGCACGTTTGCAGGGACTAAGGAAGGCAAGCGGCAGGCCGACGAGTACGCAGCAGCGCGCCAGGTAGCGCTGAACGACGCTCGGTTCAATGGCGAGGTGATGGGGCGAAAGCCCCGTCGCACCTTCTTGGAGGGCGTCAACCGCTGGATAGATGAGTACGACGTATCCAGCCAGGCAAAAGCAATCCGACCAGTAGTGGCCTACATGGGGCCGGATGTCATGCTAGGCATGGAGGCGGTAGACAAGGCGCGACGTATGGCACGCGAACTAAAGCAGAAAGGGAAAGCGCAGAGCACCATCAATAACCACGTGCAGGTGGTTAAGAGGGTGCTCAACTTAGCGTACCGGGAATGGGAATGGATCGATCAACCGCTCGGGGACAAGCTCAAAAAGCCCAACCCGAAGAACGAACGGCACACCTACCCCAGTGTGGGCGATCTTAAACGGCTGTTGCAAGCGATACCCGACAGCCGAGTAGAGCAAAAGATCATCATCACTCTGGCAGCGGTCACCGGGTTGCGCCGTGGCGAATTGCTAGCCCTAGAGCCCAGCAATTATAGCAACGGTCGCATCCTATTGCGTGCCAATCAAACGAAAAGCGGCAAATCCCGAGTCGTACCGGTGCCGCAATTCGCCCAACCATGGATGACGATGCTGCCGTTTATGGAAGGGGTGCCGCTGAAAACGGCAGAGCGCAGAATCAGAACCGCGTGGGAAGATGCCCGGGAGCAAACCGGAAAGCACCACCTGCGCTTCCACGATCTGCGCCACTGCTACGCCAGCCTACTCGCCCAGGCAGGCGAAAACATGACGACGGTACGCGACCTGCTAGGCCACTCTAGCCTGCTCGTCACAAGCCGATATGCGCACATGTTCGAGAAAGGGCTGGATGAAATCGGTCAACGAATGCCGCTGCTAAATGCGGCCATCTGCGACCAAAATGCGACCATGCACTAA